TATTCATAATCATTGGCCCAATGCACCTGTTTCACAGGCTCGGGCTTGATGCGGAAGATGTAACGGAACTCTTCAAATGGCGATACCCATTCTCCCTTTTTGCGGGTGGGTCTCCATGTTTCGCCATCCCACACTTCGATAATCTTCCCATAATGGAAAGCCACCAGCAGCCTGCCCTTTTCATCGTCAGTCAGGTCGTTCCAGATGCGCTTGTCTTCGTTCAGAAACTCCATGTCACTTCTCCTCTCTTTTCCACTTGCGAAAAACCGCCCTGAAAGCCTCGGTCACGGCGCGCTCGACTTCTTCTTCGGTGATCATGGCTGCACCTTCCGCGTCAAGTTGTCCGGCCTCGGCGGCGGCACAGGCACGGGTTCACGCAGAGCGACAGGTTCGCATCTGACCACCGCTCCGGGGTCTTCGTCGGCTATGATGTCCATCGCTGCCCGGCAGTGAGACATCTCGGCGTACATTCCAACATACCCATCCCACGATGGCGACATCGCCACGCTGAGAATGGTCACGGTCAATATTGACATTCCTCTCCCCTCCCATATGCAGGCTTCGACATCTCTCGCTTCGGAGGCTTCGGCTTTGGCGGTTGCGTCAGCCCCTGCTCCTTCAGCTCCTGCTCCAGCCACGGGGGCAGCGGCTCTTCATACGTCGCCATTGTCCAAAGGCTCCTGCGCCTTGCTCTGAGCTATACGCACGAGATTGATGATCTCACCGGCACGCTCCATGTTCCACCGATGGCCGCTCGTCGCGTCGTTCCGTATGATCTCAGCCACCCGCTCGATCCGCATCAGAACCGGCAGCACGTCCTCGCTCCACTTAGCCACTGAATCCATCCCTCTGTTGCAACAGCATCCGCAGTCTCTCCAGATCCAACGTGAGTTGACGCTTGTCTTCACTCAGTTCCTTGACGAGGCTTGTGAGCCTCGCCAGTTCGTTACGCTGCTTCGCCAGCTTCGACCGCATGGCGGCATCTTCGTCGGTCATTCGATTCTCCAAACTCGGAGTTCAGCTTTGCTTTTGTTGGTTCGCGTTGCGAACTTGCGCTTGAGCCTCTTGGCCAATACCATCGCACTTGCACGAATATTGATGACCAGCCTGTTAAAGGTATCCGGGCTAGACTTGAATATGGCGCACTCACCGACCTTCATGGTCTCGGCCCACACATGCACGCGCGGACGCCCAACTGACCTGCCACTGCTACGCTTCTTCTTCTCGAACGGGATGCCCTTCTTGATCTCGACCGTGTATTCCATGTTACTCTTCCCCTTTCTTTTCCATTTCAAGCAGATACACTGCAATGATGATGTAGTTCGCCGCGTCCATGAGATGGTCCTTGTGGTATCCGCCACTCTCCATGCGCGCCAGCTTCGCCTCTGCCATCAGCAGAGATGCTTCCCAAGGCTGGACATCGAACATGGTTACATGACGGAACCTCTCAGCCATTACGCTGAACGTATTTCGCAAGTCCCCGTGCGTCGTCGCCCGGTCCGCTATGATCGCCTTGAGTTCGTCGTGTAAGTCTGTAAGTTTCAACAAGTTTCCTCCAGCATTCGTCGTTCCCAACACACACCACTTGCCTCGCGGCTGTGATGCCCCACCCCACCCCGAACTGGTCGTAGACCTCTCCGCAGTGAGCGCAGTAGACGTGGCTTGCCTTACGCTTGCCCATCGTTCTCAAGATCCGGCGCGTAGAAGCCCCAGCCCTCGCACTGGCCGCAGTCCTCCCAGCCTTCCTCTGTGTTCGTGATCGGATCGCCGCCGAGAAAGATCATCCCTTCCCCGTTGCAATGCGTGCAGACCTTGGCAGGGTAGCCGATCCCGTTCGCCAGCATCACCTTGCCGCCGTGCGGGTCCACGCTCATGCCGTCATACCTATACGCCACGGACCCACCCCATCTGCTCAATCATCACCTCGAAGCGATCCATCGGGATCACCACCAGCGTCTTCTGGTTGTCGTCACGGACAAACAAGCAATCGGCGTTATCTTGCGCGAGCGCGTCATAGAGCGTGGTGAAGGATTGCTTGCGGCGCTTGCACTCTGCGATCCACCCGAGCGACGGCCCGATCCGCAGATCGCCAGAGTAGTTGCCTTTGAGCGCACCGCTCAGTGGTATCCTCTCAGCCTCGCAGCCGATCTGACGCAGCCCGTTGACGATCTCGCGCTCATAGACAGCGCCCTTCACTTTGGACGACCTACCGCTCATTGCATCCCCATGTAGAAAGAGTCAGCCCGCACCGCGCCCATCGTCAGCGTCTTGATGCGAGACATGTAGCGAGGCGAAGGGATCATCCTTTGGGGGTGTCCGACAGGCAAGCACCAACGCCGCACTATCGTAGCATGAGCCGCACCGAGCAGCTTCGCCAGCTTCCCGTAAGTCAGCTTCTTCTCGATCCTGTAGTCGTTCAGTGTCATGTCGTCCTCCTTGTGCAATGCTCTCCCATGCTTGACGCGATGTGTCAAGAGGGTTATGAACGAGCATCGAAAGCGCATGGAGATGGCATGGGACTAGCTGCTAAACCACCGGCATGGGCGGAGCGACACGGCTACTTCTGGCACTCGAACCCATCAGGCCCGGATGGCACCGTCTTCTTCGAGAAGGCGTTCATGCGTCCAAGGCGGCAATGGGCATGGGCTGTGATTATGGGTGAAGCCGAGGGCGACAAGCAGCTTGCGCAGCAGATCATCGAGCAGTCTGGCTACTACAAGGACGCGCAGGGGAACAGCATCTACGGCGACAATCCGGCGATGGCGTCTGGCCGCGCTGTGCAGTTCTACACCGACGAGGTGTTCGTCAAGCAACGCAAGCCCTACGAAGCCTATGCGGACGCCTGCGCCCTGCTCAAGAGTTACCAGCCTGCGCCGTGGCGGGATGTCGATGCGGAGAATAGGGTCATCAATCACCGCTTCGAGATGCGCTATGACGAGGAGGGACGTGTTGCCAAGGAAGGCGAAGGCGTCGAGTGCGAGTTTGGTCTGGTCTGCGCGAACGCATGGGCTGGCCTCATGGCTGCGAATGGCGACAACGAAGATCTGGAAGGGGAGTGCGAACTCTTCGGCCCATTGCCCGGCTGCGAGATCCCATACTACGGCAAGCCCGACTACGGTCGTGGCCGCATCGAACTCAAGACCCAATGGGATACCAGCGTGGCCTCTGGGTCTCCGCGAGCGAACAGCTTGCCCAAGGAGATCAAGTCGGGCCACATCACACAGCTTGCGGGATACTGGCATCTGAGCGGCATCGTGCCCAAGATCGTTTACTCGAACCGCCTGAGCTACGTCGTGCTCGAACCGACCGAGGAGCAACTGCACTACGCCCTCACCGCAATCACCCTTGCTTGCAAGCGCAGGGAGAGGCTACTGATGGTGGCCGAGACGACAGAGGACTTGCTCCGGCTTACCGATCCGTCATTCGGGGATGCACTCGACTGGCGCGACAGACACCCGTCCATCATGGAGGCAGCGAGGACACTATGGGGAGTGACCAATGAGTAATGAACTACACAAGGCGATGTCTGAGGTGAACGACCTCAACAGGTCTCACGGCATCGTCCAGCGCGGCGGCAAGAAATACACAGAGGTATCGGTCCGCCTCGAAGCCTTTCGCAAACACCTCGGCCTGCAAGCCGGGATCGAGACGCACATCCTCGTTGACACACCCGAGCGCGTCGTCATCAAGGCGCAGATCACAGATGCGGTGACCGGCAGGATCATCGGCTCAGGACACGCAGAAGAGTTCCGTGGCAGCAGCAACGTGAACAAGACCAGCGCCATCGAGAACGCGGAAACGTCCGCCATTGGACGAGCACTCGCCAGCATCGGTCTGCACGGCGGTAGCTATGCATCTGCGAACGAGATCGCGGCCATACCGAGAAAGGAAAGCGCGCTAGAAGAACCGCAGAGAACACCCGCGCCAGCCCCTGTCGTTACCGAGGAAGGTAACAAGGTGCGCGCCCGAGCTTGGGTAGCCAAGGCGATGGCCGAGATCAGCGATTGCACGTCGATCCCCGCTATGCGCGCTTGGGATGGCAAGAACGATGCAGCCGTGGAGCGTCTCCGCGCTGGATACCCCGACCTCTTCAATGACCTGTTGAACCACTACTCACTCAAGGAAGGAAGCCTAAATGCCGCAGCCTGATCTCGGTGGCAAGTTCACCCTCGACGGAAACCAGTCTCAACTCCGGGCATCGTGCTGGCTCTCGGCACCGCGCGAGAAGCAGGACGACCCCAAGACGAACGAGATCATCGAGAAGATCCGCAAGGCGATCCTCGAATACAACATCTCGATCAGCGTGCAGGTATCGGAGATGAGCGGGGAGAGCGCCCGCGACTGGCCCAAGGTAGGCAAGTTCTATCTCTATCCGAACCGGCCCAAGGAAGGATACGCAGCCATGCCGCAGAAGGCACACGCTCCGTATGTTCCGCCGCCGCCGTCCCTGCGACAAGCCTTCGAGGACGAGATCCCGTTTTAGGAGTAGCCAATGAATGACGACACAGCCCTTGTGAACGTGCAGGAAGCGGCTGAGATCCTATTCGGCAAGGCTAACGTATCTACGCGCCGCAAGGTGTGGTGGATGTGCCGAGAGAAGATCCTGCCAAGAGCGTTCCGCATCGGAGAGACCGGCCACTGGATGATACCACGCGCCGATGTCGAAGCCCTGCGTCAGTGAAAAGAACCCCCGCCATTGGCGGGGGTTTTAGTTTGCACAGGGAGGAGAACACACATGCATCAACGCCGGGGAGAGACGGACGCTGACGACTTATCTTTGCGCATCTGCTCGACCTTGGCAAGTGTCCCGTAGACATATGCATCACGGCGCTCGCCCTTGAGGCCCATCTCTCTAGCCCGAGACATCAGGCTCTTCTTGAGTTTCTCTGGCATTTCAATCCTCGTTCCGTTTGCTGATAGCTGCTGCCTTGCGCTTCGCATCCGCCTTCGACGACGCACCCCACGCCATCAGCGATTTCAGCAGCCGCGTCGGTCGGCCCTTCTCATCGCGCTCTGGACCGGGCATCCCACCCATGCGGGCGAGAAAGGATGCGCGGCGCGGGTTGTCGCCGGACTTGACAGGGGCTTTGAGATCGGAGCCGGGGTTCTCGCGCTCGTAACTGCGACGGCCAGCTTCATTCAGCCCACCGCTCTCGGCCTTGCCTTCCTTGCGCTGCCACGCCGGTGTCTTAGCCATCTTTCTTCTTCTCCGAGAATCCGCCGACCTTGCGCCTCATCATGCTGTAGGTCTTCGGGTCGATGGTGCTTTCCTTCTTCGAGCGAGAGGTGCCCTCTGCCCGACGCTTGTTGATGTTAGCATATAGGCCAGGTTTCACATCAAGCTCCATGTCTTTGTGTTGACACCATTTATCTGCTACCTATAGCACATGACGACGACCGAGGATACCGGCAGAGCGGGGGAGTATCTCGTGGCTTACCGCCTCGAGGTTGCTGGCGTCCGCACGGTCCACGTCAATTTGGCGGGCCATGATCTTTGGTGCCACACACCATCCGGCAGGCTCATATCCGTCCAAGTAAAAGCCAGTGCAACGCCATCGGTGCAGGATGACCGCACCTACTACATCTTCTACAATCGGAACTCGTTCTGGCAGGCAAACGTCTTCGCTTTCGCCGACATCGACACCGGCCTCGTCATCTTCGAGCCAACTATGTCTAAGCGGAGAAAGATCCAAGTTGATGCCTTTACCCCAGAGCTGATGCGATCTTCGATAGCACGCTTTTTTTACTGACCATCGACATGGCCACCTCAAGCGTCTCGTCGTTGCGACGCAGCCAGCCCCGACCAAATGTCCCGAATGTAGGCAGGTTGCGGTAGAAATTCTCACGCATCAGGGCCAGCTTCTTGATGACCGTCGCCGGATCTGCCTTCTTCACAGCCGCGACCGTGGCCGCACCGATGCCGCCATCAGGCTCGACACCGACGATCTTCTGCAACGCTTTCGCGGCCCGCCCGGTGCCGCTGTTCACAGCCCAGTCGAACACAGCCCAGTCCACACCGCTCGGCAGCTCGTCGCCCTTGACCTTGTCCCAGTACAACTTCTTGTACAACGGCGATACATCCGCGACGGTCAGCTTCTTCATGGCGTCCTTGGCGGCGGGCTTGCCGATCCACTGCTCCCACACCTTGCGGGTGACACCGAGGTTCGTCTCGCCGCCGGGGTCTTTCGGGTGGTGCACATAGCCGCCCTCATGTTTGAGCAGCATCTCAAGGCAGTCCGCAAAGTTGTCCTTCATCTCTTTCTCCTGAACAAGTTCACAAAGCCGCGCGCTATCTCCTGCGGAGATGGTAGCACCCAGCCAACGACAAGCGCGATCCATACCCATATGGGTATGTCCTGCACGTTGTTGATCGTCACCGACTCGACCTGCGCGGCCTCGACCTGCTTCGTCTCGGTGATGATGTCACGGCCAGCCTCGGTGCGCTCCTGATTGGCGACCAGTTGCTGCGTGTTCTCTTTGCCCGCCTGCACATTCGCTGCCACATTGGGGCCACCGCCGCCCAACATGCCAAGTGGCAGAGCGCCGCAGCCAGCGGTCAGCAGGAATATAGCCAGCAGGCTATACCTCATCACCCCGTTCCCGTGTCCTGACATATGCGCTGGCCCCCATGAACGCCGCCACGACCGCCGCCTGCCCGGTGTAGAACATCGTCATCAGCCCCGTCAGCGCCTCGACGCGCTCGGTTGCTATCACCGGCGACAGCATCAGGACCGTGAGCACGACCATCGAACCCATAGCCACCCATGCCATATGCCGCTGCTGGTCTTGCTGTTTGTCCCAGTTCTCGATCCGCAGAAGGCGCTCGTGCTTCCCGATCTCGCCGTTGGTCACCACCCCGTCGCCATCCAGATCGGCCACGTCGAGGATGCTGTCAGACTCCAGCCGCTTCGGTGTCATAGCTGCCCCTCGACGACAAGCACACCTTGGAACGAGGTACTAACGGCATTGACTTGCTGCTTCGAGCAGATGGCGCGCGTTTCGAGATCCGTCTTCTCTGGCAATGCAATCGCATTGTCGAACACGAAATCGATGAACTTGTTGTTGAGCGTCACCTTCGCCGCCGTCGAGAACAGCAGACCGTGCAGCCGATACATCAGGCGGGCCGTGATGTAGGCAGAGCTGTCAGACCCATGCGAGACGTTGCCGCGCGTGACGTACAGAGTGTGGCCCAGCGGCACCGTGTAGAGTCCCTGCTCCGTCCGGTTGTTCCCGTTGATGATCCGCGCATAGACGTTGGCAGGAACGCCAGCCGTTACAACGCCCGTTCCAACATAGATGCTATCGGCCACCGTGCCAGTCAGAGCATACGCGGCATTGATCCGCAGATAGCTCTTCGTCGTGCTAACCGCCGTCTGCCCGTTGGTCGTCACCAGCTCGGTCTGCTCGCGGTAGTTGGCATCCAGTCCCACGATGGACACCACCGCGTTGGTCGATGCCGAGCTGCTGGAAAGCGTCATCACAGACGCAGACGATGGGTAAGCGTAGACGCCGCCGTGATCCCACACAGTCTCCTCGACGTTCTGCACATCCGGGTTGAACCCGAACACAAACACGGGCCTCGCGTTGGCGATCTTGCCTGCGCCCATGCGGATGCCGAACGGGATTTGGCTGGCCCGCTGCCATGTATAGAGCGCCTCGATGTCCGTCGTCATGCGTTGTTCTCCAGATAGAGCCACGCCAGCACCGTCACGAATGCCGTCACGCTGGTGATCATCAGCGCGATCAGCAGGGCCGACACGATGGCATCCTTGATCTCAGCCTTGCGGTGAACGTGATCCGCGCGCTGCTTCCTGACCGTCGCCTCGATGCGCAGAAGCTCGTCCCACGCAGACTGCCCATAGCTGAATTGGATATACTGCCGGAGCTGCTCGCGCTGGCCCTCGGCCTGCTTCTTCGCGGCGAAGATGGCGACGGCCTCTTGCTGCACGCTGCCGCTGAATGTCTTGTACCAAGGCGGATCTTGAACGCGGCGTTCGAGGAACTCCAGATCACTGATGGCCCCCGCCCACTCGGCGAGCTGGCCGCCCATGTCCTGCAACTCACGCCCGAACTCGATGCCGCGCTTGATCGCGTTGAAGGCGGTGGTGGCCGCTGCGATGATTGTAACCGGGTCCATGCCTCAGCCCTCCCTGCTGAAGCAGGATACCACATTACCAGCGCGAGGGGTAAATGCCGTTCACGCAGATGACGTGCCGCATCCCTTCCGCATCACGCGCCTTCGTGTCGGGCAGCTTGAAGGTATGCACGCCGTCGCCGCCGTAGGTCGTTCCGAGGATGCTGAAGAGTGCAGGATTCTGCGCGATGTCTAGGATCTGCCCGTCGCAGAACGCCCAATCTTTCGGGGCAAAGCAGCCCGCGAAAAGCATCACCTGTCCAAAGTAGCCTTCCATGTTTCACCCCATCTTCATCAGCACAGAAACTAGCAACATAATGATCGTGCCCGCCGTCCCGATCAGGATCGCTTCGATGCGTTTGATGCGGATGAACACCTCGCGGAACTGGACATCCACCTCCGTCTGCAAAGAGGCGACATCTTTCTCAAGGCCGTCGATCTTCGGCTCAAGCCGGTCGAGGCGCTGGTGAGCTGCGGCGACAGTATTCATCCTCTTCACTCCGGCTTAGTGGGCCAAGTCACGTTATGCGGGAAGCCCGGCTGGCTCGTGATGTCGCGCAGGCTCTGACGATAGATTTCCCACACAGCCGGGATGTTCGTGCCCTTCTCGGTGTGCATGATGACAATCCAGTCGGTCTGCTGGAGCATGTAGTCACGCTCAGAGCGAACAGACCGAGCCATCTCCTGTGTGCGGGTTTCGATCTCCGCAGCGGAGGCGTCTGTGATGTCCCAGACCTGCGTCCACGTCCCGTTGATCTGCTGCGGTTTGCCTTCGTTGACGTTCTTCGTGTGATCCGCAACAGGGCGATCAACGGGCGTCAGCGGATAGACATCGTAGGATGCCAGCAGCGCATCAGGGATGCTCTTCGGGAAGCTGACTTGCGGATTGTCACGGCGCAGTTGCCCGATTGAGTATTTCTCAGGCTGGCCGTTTGTGAGTTTAACGTGCATTTTTTACTCCAGTTGGCTGCGGATGACTTCAAGCATGATCTGCGCTTTGCGTTGCTCTAGCAAAGATGAAGCAAGCAGGTTTTGCAGATTCTCCTTGAAGGATTGTAGTTCGTCGTCGCCTCCGATCTTGGTGATGGCAAGACGAAAATTGTCGATGTTGACTTGATACTCAGTCACCTCTTTGATGCGGGCATCAAGAGCGGCGGTCAGGATTTCTTTTTTGTAGTCGGGATTCATTTATATCTCCGTGAAAGCAACACCAGTGCCTTGAGTAGAAGGCAAAGTGCCGGGATCGCTAAACTTAGTGCCAAAACCGCTATTGGACCACGGATAAGCAGTGATGAAAGGGGTGACGCTGTGGGCAATGGCTATGGCATCATCCCCAGAAGAAAACGCAACGCCACCGCTCGCGCCAGTAGGCAATGTGCCGGGATTGCTAAACTTACTACCAAACCCACTGCCGCTCCAAGGATAAACAGAAATAAAAGGACTGTCCCAATGGGAAACGGCTATGGCATCACTATTGGATGTAAAAGCAACGCCAGTTCCACGATTAGGAGGCAGTGTGCCGGGATTGCTAAACTTAGACCCAAACCCACTACCGCTCCACGCATAGGCGGTGATGTATGGCGAGCTTGCATGAGCCACGGCTATAGCATTTCCATTCGGAGAAAAGGCAACCCCATAGCCTTCTCCAGTAGGCAAAGTACCGGGATTGCTAAACTTACTGCCAAAGCCGCTACCACTCCACGGATATGCGGTTACAAAAGGAGTGCCGCTATGGACAACGGCTATAGCGTTTCCAGCAGACGCAAAAGCAACACCATTTGCATTGCCCCCAGGCAAAGTGCCGGGATTGCTAAACTTACTACCAAACCCACTCCCAGACCACGGGTAGGCAGTAACATATGGAGAAGTATGATGGGCAACGGCTATAGCATCACCAGCAGAAGAAAAAGCAACGCCATAACCATCGCCGGTGGGCAACGTTCCGGGATTGCTAAACTTAGTACCAAAGCCGCTATCACTCCACGGATAAGCAGTTATTCGTGGAGATGTAAGATGGGCAACAGCTACCGCGTCACCGGCGGGTGAAAAAGCAACTGCGCGTCCATTGCTAGTGGGCAAAGTGCCAGGATCGCTAAACTTAGTGCCAAAGCCGCTGCTACTCCACGGGTAAACATTGATGTAAGGGCTGCCGCCGTGAGCAACAGCTATAAATTGTTTTTTGCCAGCAGCCGTGGCTGACAATGTTTTCCAGTTAAGCGGCATCACGCATCTCCAACACGAGCGCCGTAGACCTGTGTTGATACTTTCCACAACGTGATGACTGTATATCCGCTCGTGTTCAATGTAGGTGCAACACCGCCATCAGTCTTCCAAACCACACCAGAGCCGCCAAAAGTGGCGTCGGTCCATGTCAGCGTATAGGCAGAACCATCGTCCACCATCAGCGTGACAGCCTCCCCAGCAGCAAAGTTCGTGGTTTTCGGTGTGCGAGACGCTCCCAGCGTGATGAGTTGGATGGAGCCATTGCCGGGGTCGATTTCGAAGGCAGCGCCGTCAGAGATAGTGTAGACATCTTCGAGGATCGTGCCCGTGATGGCCGGATCAACCAGAGTATTGGTGAACGCGAGATTGCCAGAGCCATCCGTTTTCAAGAACTGGTTGGCCGTGCCATCCGCCGCAGGCAGCGTCAGCGTGAAGCTTGACGACACCGTGCCGGGGGCCTGAAGCGCAACATATTGACCGCCTGTCGTATCTTGCAGCCGCAGATCGCCGGTCGCCGTGATGTCAATTTGCGTTGCGACAATGCCGCCAGAGGCGTCGTAGATGACTGCTTTGCTGTTGGCGACTGTGCCAGCGGACGAGCCATCAAGCAGGTTGATCTCAGCCGCCGTCGCAGTCAGCCCGAGGTTGATGAGAGCCGTCGCCGCGTTGGCAACATCCGACAGATTGTTCGACGCCGACAGGAAGCCCGATCCCGGCGTGACGCCCGTTTCCCATGCCGACCCGTTGTAGACCTTCAGCAGGTTCGACGAGGTGTTGTAGAACAGGTCGCCCGTGTCGAGGCTGGTGACAGGATCGTTGGCCCCGACGCGATATTTTTCCGCGAAGGATGTCACGCCCGCCACATTCGCGGCCACCGTCGTCACGTCCGAGCTGATCCCGGCGACGGTCGTCACATTTGCAGAGATGCCTGCCACGGTCGTCACGTTGGCGCTATTGCCTGCGACCGTCGTCACGTTGGCCGCGATGCCAGCAACGGTCGTCACATCCGAGTCGATGCCAGCCACCGTCGTGACGTTCGAAGAGATGCCCGCGACGGTCGTCACATTGGCAGCGATCCCTGCAACCGTGGAGACATCCGCAATATCCGCAGCCACCGTCCCGATGTCGGTCGCATCCGCAGCCACGGCGGTCACATCCGAGTCAATCGCGGCAACCGCGCTCACGTCGGCGGCAATGCCAGCAACCGTCGTCACATCAGCCGTGACACCAGCAACCGCCGTTACATCGCTATCAATCGCCGCCACCGCGCTGACATCGGCCGCAATCGGGCCGAGCGCATCGATGTTGGCCTGCTCTGCCGGAGACGGTGCCGTGAACTCCCACGTCGTGTTGCCGAGGTCGTAGACCTTCAGCCGGTTGTCGGTCGTGTTCCAGTAGAGCGCGCCGTCGATCAGCGTGTTGCCGTCATTGTCCACCGACGGATCGCTGTTCTTCGCGCCGAGGTAGCGGTCGTCGAACTGGTCGTAGAGCGTCGTGAACGCGCTGACATCCAGCAGAAGATCCCACTTGGCGACATCCGCGTTTGTCGAGATCGGCAGCGTGCCGGTCGAGGTGTGCGCCGTATTGCAGAAGTAGAGGTTGTCGTTGCCGCCGTCCTTCACAATATCGCGTTGCTTGTAGGCGGTGCTGGCAGCCCAGTTGCCGCGATAGGTGCCAAGCTCCTGCGCGATGTTCAGATCGCCGTTGCTGTCGAAGGAGAGCAGCTTGTTGGCCCGCGAGGCGGCAGACTGCGTGAACTCGGTCGTCGAGATCGTCGTGGTCTTCGATGCCTTCAGCGCCCGGTTCAACGTCTCCTGCTGCTGCTGCACCATGAATGTCAGCTTGTCGAGCGCGGCCTCCACGCTGTCAGCCGGGAACGGGTCGTTGGGAACAATGTCCAGCTCTTGGATCAGATCCTGCTCGCGGATGATGACCAGCGTCTCGCCGCTCGCAGGAGCCGTGAGCATGGTGACGTTGCCGCCGCCGGAGTTGCCCACCCCGCTGACCGTGTAGTGCGTCGTGATCGTCTTCGTCGTCTCGGTGCCGTTCGCGGCCCGGATGATGACTGTGAGATCGTCCTCGTCAAAGATCTTGAACGTGTAGGCGAACACGGTCGTGCTGCCGTTCCCGTTGTAGCTGACGCGGTTGGTTGCGGACGATACGGTCATAGCTCACCTCGCTTTGCGCGGCACATTAGCATAGTCTGCATAGTGTGTTGAGACATTATCTGAACCCGCCGCCGATGGACACGATGTCTGACGGGGGCAGCCAATACGTCTGGTCGTTCTCGCGTTGGATGCGCCGCTCCATTCTGCGGAGATAGCCGGGGTTGGCCGTCTCTTGCAGTTGATACCAGAGCAGATAGTTGAACGCTTCTTGCGTGTAGAACAAGTTGGCAAACGGGGTGTTGGACTTGAGCAGCCGGATCACATCACCCGATACATCCTCGTCCTCGCCAGTCGCAACATCTCGCGCGCGTTGAAGCAGCGTAACCAGATCGGATACGGTGCCAGCCATAGGGCCAGCGAGCGTTTCCAGAGGGCCACCGCCGAACCTATTCGCCTCACCGAACAGGTAATCGCCATAGATGCCAAGCCCGCCGCCTTGCAGCATCGAGGCCATGAACAACTCTGCCGACGGCTCGCGCATGTCACGGCCTTTGGATAGTTCCTTGAGTTGCAGCACAAAGTAGCCAAGCACTGTAGTGCCGACGATGGACGTGATGAGTCCAGCATTTGCCCCAGCACCGCGCATGATCTGCTCTCTGAACGACTTGGCTCCGTAACCATACACTTGCCGCCCGAGCGCCTTGCTCAGAGCCGTGACGCCAAACGATTTGAACTGGAAGACAGAGCGTAGAGCCTGACCCGCGAGAGTGTCCGCACGATAGCCACGCTTCATAATCGCCCGTTCACGCGCACCGGCAGTTGGGACCGCAAAATCAGCCTCGGATGTCAGCAGAGCGAACACGCTCTCCCGCACATTCACGTCCTCGATGCCGCCCGGAACCAGATAATCACGACCATCAGGCCCCTTCTGAGCATTCTTGCGAGCGATGTCCCATGCCGCCGAGTCGATTCCGTAGATGCGCAAAACCCGCTGCAAGTCAGGGGCCAGAGCATCGAAAGCCTTGCCTGATTCTCTACCAAGATCATTGGCGATGATGAGCGTGGCACCGCGCTTGTTCGCATCAGACCACGGCCCAAGTAGGTTCAGCTTGAAGAACAGTTGTTGCAGCTTTGCCAGCTTGCCCGGTGCGTCATCAGCAGGGTTGAAACGGGAATGGAAATCGCCAAGCACGCCCTCCAAGCCGACACCCATCCGATCCGCGAGTTCACGCATCTGCCCACGGTTGAGGCCACGGAACGGGGTCATCACGGCATCGCCCCACGCATCCAGCATGGAACGCCCCTGATACTGCCTGTTTGCTGCGTTGAAAGCTATGTCAGTGAGCGACGAAATCCACGCGCCACCCAATTTGGACATGGTTTGCACCACACGGAAGCCAGCCATCCAGCGAGCAAAAGGCGTATCAATGCCGAAATCAACTTCTCCACTTGCTTCGGCGAAGGCGGCATCAAGAGTCACAGCGGACACAGACCGTTCCAGACGGGCCAGCTTCTTCGGATCTGTGCGGTGCTTTTCCTTGAGCTTGTTGACAACCCTGTCGAGCATCGCGCGCGGGTTGGTGCCGAAGTTCTGCATCATCGCTGTAGCCTGCGCAGAGCCACGCAAATCCTCAAGGAACGCCTCTCGTAGGGAAGCGCGCCCAAACTTCTGATCGTAGTCAAACCAGTCATCCGCACTCTTGAAGATGAACAGCGACGATCTGCTCCGTAGTTTGGCTAGGTTCTGTGGCCCGGTGAACTCGAACATGCCCTCGGAACGGTCGCCGTCTTTCCGCACACCGCTGATAATCGCATCATAGGCGCTCTCAAGGAAACCATCCACACGCTCCGGCGGGATGTCCATCTTGTCGTAGTCGAGTCTGCCCTTGATGTCTTGTTTCCACGCATCGAAGCCGACCTTCGTCATGCGCGCGGGGCTATGCACAGATTTCACAACACGCCCAGTCTTGAGCATGATGTTAGACCCGGCTGCGTTCTCACGCTGGAGTGCGGCGCGCTGATACTTGAACATGACTTCGGCGATCTTCTTGGCGTCAGTGCTTGCGTCCACATTCGGATTACGAACAGGAGAGTTCAGATCCGACAGAGCGCGGGCAACCTCTCTCTCAAAGTCGCCAGACATGGTGTTGAACCGCGACAGCATGTTAGCCGCTTTGAGATCGGCCACCATTCCGCCAAGATACTCACCGAGCAACCCGCCAGAGATGGCATCCACGGACCGCCGCGCGTTCTCGAACGGAGCATTGACGCCAACAAGCGCAGCCTCGATGCCGAGAGACGGATCGCCAACAGCCTGATCGGCGCGCTCTGCCTGCGTCAGAAGGTAGTTCTCTTTGATGATGTTGATGAGTTCATTGCGCTTTTTGATCTTTGCTGCTTGGTTGAGATCGCGCACGAACTTAGTGCCCTTCTCAAACAGAGCTTCCTCAAGCCCCTCAAGAGCACCAGCCGCAATCCGCGCGCGCTTCTCGCGCTGCAAGACCTCAAGTATCTCTTCAAGCTCGCCGTCATCCAGCCTGCCTGCGTTGATTTGGTCTAGTATCTTGAGGCAATCAGCCATCACGACCTCGCAGTGCAAATGGTGGCGGCAGTCATAACTTCTCCGTAAGCCTCGACACGCGCATCAAGCCTAGCGAGATCTGCGAGCACGGCCTCGTATTCTGGTGTCATCTCACCGGCGAGCCGCATCTGGTCAATCGTAGCCATGCTGCGCTCGATGTAGCTGTCGTAGTCGAGTTCGTCTTTGACCCTGTTCGCAGTCTCAGATGCCCGGATGTTTGCAAGAGGATCGGTATTCGCCTTGCGCGCCACATCCTGCACAGCCCTCGTCGTGAGCCGACCTGTCTGCGTGTAAAGCCCCTCGATGGCCGTTTCCAGATCGGAGCCGTTCCGCGCCATGATGCTTGAGACGACAGCAACCTCGCCATCGGTGATTTCCTCAAAGCCTAGTTCTCGCGCACCACGCTTGATGTCATCCCGCCGACGAACCTCGGCCTCAGCCGCATCTTTCGCGGCACTGTACTTGACCCATGCTTTGGAACGTCTAGCATTGCGCGCCGAAAACACGGGTTCGCCGCCGAACTCCAGTGTCAACTTGTCAACAAGTTCGCTGACCTTCGTCGTCTTGATGAACCCGGCCTTCTGTGCCTGAGCAGCCATCGTCTCAAGCGTGTCTCGCGCGCCGGGGTTGTTGACGTTGGCTATCGCAGTGCGCTTGCCGGGGGCTGGGACAAACGGTTCCGGGGCAAAACCGATCTCCGCGAGCTTTCCTTCTGATCCGGGCAGAGTGTCGGCAATGCCGCCGCGAGAACGCACGAACTCGACCAGTGTCTGTGGCCGCTTCACCACTTTCGGCATCACGACAGACACATCTACGCCCTGATCGAGCACCATCTGGCGCACAGCCAACTCTGCCGTCTTCCGCCCATTCATCTGTTCGTAGAACGCTGCCGCCCTAGATGCCTGAGAAGAGATGTCTTGCGGGGTCTTGGTCGCAGCGACAGGAGCGGCAACTTGCGGAAGTTGAGGATCAAGATCAGTGCGGAGAGCCGTCTCAGGCTCAGTCAGCTTGCGAACCTCACCAGCATCCACGCCACGCCGAGTGATAACCCCAGCCGCTGCTCCAAGGCCACCGCCGAGAAGCGTGCCAGCGCCGACATTGAGCAGAGCATCACCCATCGTGTAGTCGAGTTGCAACTGCCGCGAGAGTCCGTAGTACGCAGTCTCCGTAATCGCAGCGCCGACCGTGCCCTCTACAGCCCCGACAGCCGCGCGCCCCGTAATACGACCGAATCTCGCTGTCGCAGCCACACGGCCTGCCTGCCCGACAACAGGGATGAACGATGAGGCCAAGTCGATAGGATCAGTCGCAGCAACGACAACGCCGCCAAGAACAGCGACGCCAATACCACTCAACCCACCCGGACCAGACTCGATAATTGATTCCCTGACGATCTGTTCCTTCTTGTTCTCGTACAACAGGCGAGCAGCGAGTTCCGTAGTCGGGCGCTCAAACTCAAGGAACCCTGCATACTTCTTGTTGAGTTCCTCGACAGAAACCAGACGACCATCGTCGATGGCTTCCTGCGTCATGGCTTGGAAGGCTACATTGTCCTGTCCAGCCATGCTGGCGAGTTCGTCACGGTATTCCTGCTTGCGGCGCTCATCTGTCGAGTTCATCAACAGGTCTTCAAGATAACGCTGTCTGAGTTTGCGCTCGCGCTGCGCCTCCTTGAACGACTGCATCTGTTCATTTGTGATCGCACCGACCTGCGCCTGACCGACCTCGACCGCCTCAAGGATCAGCCCACCAGTACCCGGCGTTTTGATCGTCTCAGCGAACGCGCGAGTTGCACTGACCGCCTGCCTAGCAAACGCATCAGCGCGGAGAGGTTCGTTGTCTGTTGCGAGCGGCCTTGGCCTCATGGCGCGATAACCTCGACCTGTTCCTCGACCGGGGCCAGCCTACTTGCCAGCGCGCCAATCTCGGAGAACTTGACATCGTAGAAGCCGCCAGTTTTGAGGCGCACGGGCAGATATTGACCATTGAGATTGTAGTGCAAGACTACACCATCACCTTGCCCGTTGTTGAGCCATACACCGTTGTCAGACAGTGCCGCGAGAGATACGCCCATCTCGATTGACGAAGTGATATCTTCTGCGATCTCTTCTGATATTTCAGTCGCAGCTTCCCCCGGTAGGAAGAAACTTGCCCCCGATAGCGGTTCGATACCAGCGGCGCGCAAAGAGTCAGGGTCGAGCAGTTGCTCGGTCAGGTTATCAACATCGTCAACATCAAACTGCTGCGGAACGATAAAGTTACCGTGGCTGTTTTGCACCACCCGGTCGTATTCTGGGAAGAAGTTCTCTACCGCGTATTCAGCAGCCTTGAGCGGGTCCATGCCGCGCCGAGCGACTTGTGACACAGCTATTTTCCTGGCGATTTCAACCTCTTCGTTGAGCATCTTAACGGCCTGTCCGTCGCCACCCTCAAGATAGGCTGACATGTAAGGGGCAAGCATTTCACGCACCTTAGCGTCCATGTCCCGAACCGACGTTTGCTCGACCTGATCCGATAGTTCCTTGAAGCTGGTGCTCGCCAGCGTTGCAACATTCTGCCTCAGTGCGGGATCTTGGATGTCCATCGCAATGACGTACTCAAGAGGTAGCCCAGCCCTGCGGAGTTGCTCGACGGCGTGGCTTCCACCCGGACCCATGATCGCGCGGAAGTCCGTGAGCGACGTAACGGCCCGCATAGGATCTTCGCTGAGAAGTCGCCCGCTGACATCTGCAACCTCTGCATTGGTCAAGACCGGCACATAGTCCAAGTTGAACTGTGCGCGCAGGTTTTGCCCAGTAGCGATGCGCTGCTCGACATTGGTTGTGCCGTTGTTGATCGCATCCGGGGAAAGGTCGATGGTTGATTGTTTCGTATAGCCAGACTCGAACGCCCAACCCATCGGGTCTTCTTTCAGCCCACGGTTCCTGTTGTCACGGTATCTGGTGAGGAACTCTAGGGCCGTCTTCTGGCTTTCATTCTCCGGCTGGCCGATGCTCTGGATAACGCTATCTAGCTGGCTTTGGTTTAGGGGGCGAACCTCTTTCGTCAAAGCCCTCAGTTCGACCAGTGAAGAGTAGGACTGCGAAAGAGATTGAGCCGCCTCTGGCGTGATAGTGCCACTCACAGACTCAATTGTTGCGCCAATTTGAGCGATCTGCTCGTCCGGCACATCACCGCCATCAGCGAGCAAATCAATGTTAGAAGAGATAGTCTTGCCCACATCGGTTGCGGCTTGACGCGACTGTACCGCGATTCTCTCCTGCTCTAGAGTCGGCCCGTCAAGAAACTCAGAGATGCCATTGATCTTGCTGAGAATGGCTACCCTGTCCTCTACGCTCAGTTTCTCCATCAAATTGTAGACGTAGAGACTGCGAGTATCAGTGACCTTGGACGGGTCTTTCTCGGCAACCGCTTCTTGCAGCTTGCTCGCCGCACTCAACGGCATGTCTTGCGTGTCGATCCAACTCATTGCAGCACGAGCAGTGCCGCGCTTTAGAAGCTCATACTCCTGCCGCGTCAGAGCATCAGGATTGCCAAGGCCAAGCTGCCCAAGCCGAGCCGAATCGACCCCGACCTGACCCAGCGCCAAGTTCAGCGTCGCAATGTCGGTCCCGTTAGCGATGTCGTTCTCGGCCTGCGTCAGTCTCTGCTCACGGGCTGCGGCAATCTGACGCTCCATCTTCGCATCAATGGCCCCGCGCAACGCAAACCGCTGCGTCAGTTCCATCTGGCCGAACCGCTCATTGAAGATGGCATTAGCCTTGCGGTCACGCCCAAGCTCGGACTGGAGACGATTGCGCATGTCGCTGATAGATTGGTTCCAGAGCGGCTTGTCGCCGTCCAGAACGTTGCCAACCATGTTGCGGCTTTCCATCTCGCGGGCGGTCGTGCGCAGTTCTTCCTCTGCGCGGAGCAGTGCGTTGTCGAGTTTCTCCTGCGTCGCCATCTCGTAGCGCATCCGAGCGAACTCGCCCATCTGCTTGAGAGCCTCGCCAGCAACCGCGCCCTTGCTCAGGGCTTCATTGACGAATGGCTCCATGCTCATGCGAGCGCGGATCGGCTGTCCCGGTGCCTCGTTCGTCGGCGCAACCTGCGTGCGATAAAGCGGGATTCTCATTATCTGATCCTCAGTCCGTCAAACGCGCCACTCTGATAGCCAAATTGCGCTGCCTGCCCGATGCTGGATATCAAGCTGGCCCTACCTTGTGACCGCAGAGAAGCAGCCGTAGCGCCCGCCTCCATCCTAGACATCTCGGCATCCAACCTAGCCCCTTCTTGGGCATCCGTGATCTGTTGGTTCGTTATAGCGTTGTTGAACTTGTCAACCGACAACTCGTACTCGAACTGTCGCGCGTTCTCTCGCAGAACCTGCACGGGCGTGCCCTGCGCAATGTCGATGCCAGCGTAGCCAAAACCCGCAACAACCTCGCCCTGAACGGCCTTGAACTCTTTGCGCTTGAGCTTGTTGCTGATAGCGAGGTTCGAGTTAATGATCTGGCGCTGTTTCTCCAGCAGGCCGATATCACGCTCGATGAGTTTAGCGTTGAACTCGCCAACCTTCTGAGCCGCCTCTGCGGCTTTGTCAGCAGCATTCTTTTGCGCGACCCCACCAGCTACGCTAGTGCCGATCCCTATCATCGTCATTACTGTCAACGGATCGCACATCGCGTCACCTACAAGTCAAACGTGTTGAGGCGCGGATACAGCGCAAGCACGGTCAGCGGAAGCGGCTGAGTTTGGCGAACATAGATCCGATCATCATCTTCAAAGCCGCCGGGGAACTCCACCGTCTTATCGCCCGTATACAACGGCACAGCCGTATCCATAGACATCGAGCTGTCACGGAAGTACACGCGATCCACGTCCGCACTCGCAGGCCCGACCTCCAAGCCAACCGTCTGATAAAGCCTGAGGGTGATCGCATGGATGCGCTTTGGTTTGCCTTGGCTCGTTCCATCACTCGATCCCGCCTCTAGACGCAGTGTTTCCATCTCGCTTGTGAAGCCATAACCGATAGCCGCTGTCGTCACGTTGAACGCCATAGAGACAGAGCCATTCGAGACAGTGCGATCAGGATGCGACGCGCCGTTCCCAAGGATGCTGACCTCCTCGCCCGGAATATGCCACAACCCGCTCAGAGTGCTCACCGACGAGCCGGAGTACAGCAAGCCGCTGTCCACGAAGTAAGCATCGGTCGTCTGGTCGCCGAACTCAAAGTCGCCGAGTATCTCGATGTATCGTTTCGTCTGGCCGTCAATCGTGCGCTTCACGATCATGTACAACTCGTCTTCGCCGCTGTCAGTCGGCAACGTGGCGATGCTCTCGACAACGGATTGCCCACTACTGAACTCGCCGCCGATGACGTGCTTGTGCCATGCTACCACCTGCTCGTCGCGGCGATACGTCATGCCTAGAAGCGTGCCATCTTCCCGGATGCACCAGACAATGCTGTCAGGCTCTTGCTGATAGACCAGCGTGGTAATCCCGCCCTCAGTGATGTGCTCGGCCAAGATCGTCATGTCCGGGGCCTGATAGCCCGCCACATCGACCTCGCCGACATAGCGGAACTCACGCACCTTCCTGTTCCCGCGCTGGAGAAATAGCGTCACATCGGCCACTTGGACGGGCTGCACAGTCGCAGTGCCATAGTTCGAGTATTTGCGGATCTGCGTCGTCGTCGGCGTCACAGGCCCATCGTTCGTAGTGGTCAGCACATACTCGCCGCCAGATGTCCCGATCATCAGAACGCGCGTCGCAGAGAGAAAGCGGATGGCGTTCACTTGGCTCGACGCAATCGTGTAGATCAGCGCATCATCAGCCAGCGTGCCGACCGTGAAGTTCAGATAGTCCGCGCTCTTCGAGAACCAGATCGTCTGCGGGTTATTGTTGGTGCCTGCGAACACCAGCCGTTGCTCGAAGAACGTCACCACGCTCGGACGGTTGTTGCTGCCGCTCAGACTCGGTGTCGGGCTTCCCGTGATAGTAGCCGTCGCCAGCGTCCATGCGTTGTGGTCAGTGCGCGAGAGCGTGCGGATGTCGTAGGTCGGATGCACCAGATACATCACGTCCGCACTCTGGGCGAAGTTCAGCGCGGGCAGGTTGGCCGTGGTGTAAGGCGTCGTGATCTCGTAGATCTTGTCAGCCGTGCCGCCGCTCGTGAACGTCGTGAAGTTGGTCGTGTCGATGGCATTGCCGAATAGATCGGTCAGTGTGAACGTGTTCGTCGTGACGTTGGCAACGCGGAAGTTGCGCCCGTTCAACTGGGTCATGCCGCCGACGCCGATGATGTAGATCTCGTCCCCATTGGCGAAGCCGTGACTGTTGGACGTGATGACGCCGGGGTTGGCCTTCGTGATCGCCGTGATCGTCTTCGGAGCGCCGGTCAGAACTTGCAATCCGTTGCGATACACCCGCATGTATTCGTTGCCGAACTCTAGGATGTAGGTGTCGCTCGTCTTGAACTGGAACGGGATCAGCCGCGTGTAGTTCGCACTCGACTTGACCTCGCCAAGAAACTCAGTGCCCGGACGCCGTGCCACACCGCCATGAGGATGCACGACCATATTCGTCAGGTCAGCAAGCCCCTCACGGTATTTCTCAAGATTGACCCGCCCTTCAAGCCGGGGGCTGATCTCGCCTGCGGTGAAGGACGATAGTGCGGGTGCAGAGCGCGCCATCAGAACCTCGATTCGATGAAGTCGCTGGCCTCCAGCCTGACCGTCGCACCCTCCGTCGCGTCGATGAAGCGGGCCTCTTTCAGCTTCTCAGCGTAGAGCGATGCCGCGATCTGCACCACGCTCGTGGAGCCAGTGATAGCGTAGGCAGCTTCCGTCGCCAGACGCGCAGCCAACACGCTAATCAGGCCGGGGCTGTATTCATTCGGATCGGTGATGAGCGCCACATACTTGAGCCTCACCCGCGCGCTGTTCGTCAGGATCTTGCGCCCCTCGACAACGAACACGGGCAGACCACCGTCGCCGATCATGTTGTCCCAAGGATAGGCCATCGAGCCGTTGTCGAACTCCAGCACGCGCAGGCAGTACGGGTCAGTCGGCAGGGGATACTGGTAGCTGTAGCCGAACAGCGGCGTGGACGTTTCCTGCGCCAACTCAGCGCGGCGGATCAGGCAGTTCCACGGGTGGTTCGAGAACACATCCTCGCGCACGCTCTCAAAGAGTTGGTTCATCACCCGCGCGGCTTTGCTGTTCTCGTCCAGACTGACGATGTTAGACGCCCCGATGATGTTGAGCGCGTTGTTGACGATGCTCACAGTGCTGCGCGCCATCACTCACCTCCGGGTGGTGTGGGGGCGGGTTTCCCCGCCCCTCACAGATCAGTTCACAACGTACTCGATGATGAACGAAATGTCGCCCGCCACCGCCGTGCCAGCCGTCGCAACGGTGCACGAAACGTAGTAGAGACCCTTCGGATCAGCCGAGACGCCGCCATCCTGCCAGACGCGCTGGCCGGTCTTGTCGATGTTGCGCTGCTCGAACGCATAGTCGGTGAAGACGGTCGCCGCCTGACCGAGCGTGATCGAGGTCGCGTAGCAGTCCGCATCAACCGCAACACCAGCCGTGGTGTGCAGGCCGACGTGCCAAGTCAGCGAGGTCGTGCTGTCGAGGTCGTCAGATGCGAGACGGATCGCAGTGATGGACGCATTGGTCGGGATCGGGGCGAGCATGACAATGTCAGCAGCATCCAGATCGCCGGTTGCCAGCGCCACGGTGCCCTGCGCGATACGCAGAACGCCGTGAAGCTGATGCGCCGGATTCATCTCCTGCGGGGAAGCCTCGAAGTTCGAGACAAGGGTGCTATTCTTGGTTCCCATGATCTCTACTCCTTACTCGTTGCAAGCGATTTCGACGACTTTGGCTTCTTCCATGCGGGTCGCGCCGATGCTCATGCAGTAGTAGACCTGCGTGGCATAGGACTTGTCCGCACGCTCGTCGATGCGCGCAACCGGCTCTTTGCCGACCGCCAGCTTGAGACCGTCCATCGCCCAAGCAATCACACGACGATCATTGCCACCGTCCGTGGTGAGCGGCAGGCGGTTGGTCGTGATGAACTTGAAGCCGACATAGGTATCAATCTCGCCCTTCACGAGGGCGCGCACCGTGTTGTAGTCCGCCGACGTAACCTCGGTGTCGTTCAGCAGATCGGAAACCTGCTTGGGCGAAACCGCGATGTAGCGGGGGATCGACGGGTCAACGTCACCGGCATCGAGCTTCTCCTTGGCTTGGATCAGCTTCGCCAGCGTGAGGCCAGTACCGCCGACGGCGATCTGGTTGGCAGCGAGGAACGAGGTCGTGGTCGAACCGTCCTTGCCGGTCTTCGCCGAGCCGAGAGCCGCCGAGATGATGACATCATCCATAGCGCGCCCCATAGCAGCGGCAGCCGCACGCGAGTAGGTCGAGGTCGGGTCGATGAGCATCCGCACCTTGTCCTGATCGTCGATCAGATCGGCGTACTCATAGTCCGACAGCGTGACCATGCGGCGCGAGTGCGGCGTATCGACGATCGGAGTATCCGCATGACGCGATGTCCGCAGCACGGCAGCCGCCGACCCAACTTGATCGAAGAACGCTTTCTCGCCATTCACAGTCTCGGTATCAACGGCATTGCGCAGCAGAGAACCCATCTGCTGAGAAAGCATCTGCACGTTGGCCGAGAACTGATTGACAAACGCGGTAGTGATTTGCGTCGACATTTCAGTCTCCTACAGAGGTTTTCAGGGTTACTCGCCGTGGTTGTCCGAGACCGGGCCGTGGCTGCGGCTTAGGGCCGCTACTCCACCTGTCACACAGGTTTGCCAAGAACGAGGGCGCATCCGCTTATCCCGCACTCGGTGTCTTATACTCCCAAAGCCGCGCGACTTCAGCAACAATTTTGTCGTGGGCCGGGTGATACTTGTCCATGTAGGCCGGTTCCCGCATCAGGATGTTGATCTGCGCAGAAGCCTCGGCTGGCGTCATAACGGTTTCCGTCGTCGCGCCCTCTAGCTGATCCTCAGCAATGTTGTCCGCCAGCTTCGCGAACATCTTCACGACTTCAGGGTGATCGCCCAACATGCGCCCGTCAGCCAACTGGATCTCGTCGAAGATCTCGGTACCGCCGAGCAACGTAATCGCGGCACGCTGCGCACGCTCCAGCTTCTGCTCGAACGCAAGCCCGAACTCCTGCCGCAGCGACTGCTCCGCGTCAAACCGCGCCTGCTCAGACTGTTCACGGAACCGTTGTTGCCCAGCCGCCACCGTCTCGTCGTAGAGCGATGCCACCGCCTGCAACTGTTTGTTGTTCAGCCCGGCCTCGACACCACGTTTGCGCAGTGCTTCGATGTGCTCTTTTTGCAACGCCGGAGCATTGATCTGGTATGCGTTCGGATCTGTCGGAGCACCAAGCCGCTGGAACACCGCACGCCATTCGTCATCCGTCGCCGACTTGCCGGGAAGCGGGATCTTCTCCGCGCCGATCATCCGTTGAGCGTGCACATAGCTTTTCGCCAGTGACGCATGGTCCGTAAAGTTCCGCAGCGATGGTTCCGCACGCAGATCTTCCGGCAGGCTGTCGAGAAAGCTGACCGGGGCTGAGGTCGCTACTGCGCCCTGAGACCCCGCGTCAACCGGGGTTGCCTCTTCACTCATCTGGTTGTCCTAACCTTTTCGCGCTCCTCGACGAGCATCCCGGCAATGAGAAGGTACGCATAACGCTGCCCTTCGAGAAACGCTGATTCATTTGGATCGCCGGGGACGTGGGTTGTCTGCTCAAAGCGAAGCCGCTTCCGCAGATCCGCGATCACACGCTGTCCGTCATCAGTGCCGAACGTGCGGCGATACGCCAGTTTCAGTGCCTCTAATTCTGTCATCGAACCGCCTTGATAAGGGGCGCAACACTGCCCGCAGCTTCCGCCGTCTGCATAGCTTGTTGCATCTGAGCTTGCTGGGCCTGCGCCTCAGCTTGTTGCCGACGAAGGTCCGCTACCTGATCGTCGCTGCGGAGAACCGTGGCCGGGATGCCTGTCGTCTCAGCGATGTAGCGCACTAGACCATCCGGGTCGATGAAGTCCGTCACCGGGGCGACCTGACCAACTTGCAGCATCACCTCCATGCCACGCATCACGGACTGCAAATCGGTCAGCTTCTGCGCCTTGGCAAGGGGCGACACATACTCGATGTCGATGTCCTGACCCTGCAACTCCTCCGGCGCGGGCGGCAACAGGTTCTGGCGCAGCATCAGCGCGAAAACTCGCGCGATCACCGGCTGCAACAGTTCCGCCTGCAAGCGGCCCAGCACAGGCCCGAGCAGACGCATCTTCTCTTCGTTGCGCTGGAGAACCTCCGTCGCCGTCATTGCAGGCCCGGTCGAAAGAAGAAGCTGATCGACATAGAACGCCTGCCGGATCGCGGCCCGACGCTGCTCTTCCATGTTCAGGCCCAGCGCGTTGTTTGCGCCGATGTTCAGCGGCTCCATCCGATCCCGCGTGCCAGCCCGATAGAAGTTCAGCGAACCCGGCGTCGTCCTGATCGGCAAAATGAACCCGTCATCCGGCACCATCAGCGGCGGGTCGATCTGCTTCTGCGCAGCACGGATCGTCACCTCCGACATCTTGTTGACCATCTTCACGTCAGGCAGCGCCGTCATCGCCGGTGAACGCCCGTAGGTCGATACGCTATCCTTCACGAAACGCGGCACCTGAAACGGGAACTCGTCATACCCGCCCTCGCTCAGGAGCGCCTTCGTGGCCGCATGGTAGTAGATCGAGGCAAACGGCTTGTTGCGCGCCGAACGACCAGTCCGCCCCTCACGAGGGACCACAACATGGATGATCTCATGCTCGTTGTACGGGTCGTTCTTCAGATCCTTCGCCATCGCCTGCGGCAAGTTGTCCTCGCCGAAACGCATGGCCGCGGCCCGCGCCGACATCTTGAACCGCCGATAGACCGTATCAACCCGCCCCTCGGCATCCTCGGAGATGCAGATCTCGGCGATGTGCCTGCATGAGAAACGCACGCCAACCTGTTGATCTTCCTCGCAATACAGCGCGCCCGTGCCGAAGACGACCAGATCGTAGTAAAGCTCGTGGATCTCTTGCTGGAAGTTGGAGCGGTTGAACGCCTTGTAGAGCTGGTCCTGACAGGCCAGCAGCCACTCGTTCGCCAGATCGTCGGATTGCAGCGCGCGGTTGCGATACTGCAACGAAAACCAAGGCGTACTCGGGCTGGTCAGCATCCCGTGCAGCGAAGACGCAAGCAGTTCGACCGCGTGGATCGCCGTGCCGTCGAAGATCAATTCCGTCCGCTTGTCGCCCTCGGTGCGCTTCTTCGTGATGTCCGCCTTCCGAGGCAGCATGTAGTCAGCCAGTTCCTGCCAGTGGCTTTCCCAGTTCGACCGCTGCGTGCGCAGTGTCTGATACCGCCGATCCAGCTTCGCAACGATCTCGGGAACCGCCATCTCACACCTTCCTTGTCAACAGACTGCCCGGCTTCAAACCAGCCAGCACACCACCCTGAGAACGGCCAGACATCATCTGCTGAAACCGCTCAAGCGGGTTCACAGTCATAACATCCTTCGCAGGCTGCATAGACATTTGGCCCATCTTGCCAGCTATGTTCGACGGCTCCCGCTTCGGCCTTTGGGGCGACGCAGATACAGGCTTCGGGGCGCGGAATCTTTCTGCCTCGACCATGCCACGGACAGGCTGCACATTCCCCATCGGGTTGTACACGACCTCATTCCCACCGCCCGCACCCGCGCGGATGAACGTTAGATCCTCAGCCGAAAGTATGTTGCGACCGGCCCTGCCAGTGAACGCCTCTGCCGCCGCCAGTTTCTGACGCTCAGACATGCCAGCCACCTCGTCAGCCGACATATACTTGCCAAGTATGCGCGCGCCACGCTTTGCCTTCTCGGCGACAAACGCTCCCGGCGTTTGCTCGATCAGACGCTGCGTCGCCTTGCCTTGAACCTCGGTCGGAGCAGCAGCGATCCTACGCGCGCGGCTGGAAAGAAAGCTCGCAATCTGAGCGGGGTTGACGCCTGATGCAGCCTTGTCATCCTTCGCCATGTCAGCCACCCAGCAAAGACCGGCGGCGGGTCGTCTTGCCCTCTTCCTCAGCAGGTGTCAGAAGACCGCCGGGGGATGTCAGGATCGTCGCGCGCCGCCCTTTCAGCAATGCGTCAGCAGCCTCTTGCTCGGCCTGCGTCTTGGCGATGACCGCCGCTCGCTCCGCCCGCGCACCAGCCGCCGTGCCGACATCCATCGCAGGAGTGCCACGATCACGCTCGGCAGCAGCACGTTCAGCCGGGTCCATGACCAGATCCTCGACACGCTCTTCAAGTTCCTCCTGCGCCTCTTCGACAGTGGTCTGAGGTGTCGGCTTGTTCTCGACAACAGGCTCGGGACGAGGGCCGGTCTCGACGGGCTTCTCAGGCTGGGTGGCGGGCTGCTCACGGTCTCCACGCCCAGTCCGGTCGGCCAAGTTGGCCGCGTTCGCCGCAAGAGCCTGTTGCTGGCGGGATTCCAGCGTGGCGTAATATTCCGTGGTCTTCGGCTTCACACCGATGTCCATCAGGAACGTGTCCGTCGCGCGCTCGACAAACGGCTTGTCGCTGGGCTGGTTCTGCAATCCCGTGGCGGCACGATCCAACTCGCGCTGAGTCCGGCCACCCTTGGTAACAGTGTCGGGGGATGCTACGCCTTTCTGACGGGCGCGCTCTACTTCCTGAGGCGAAGCAACCACAGCCCCACCACCGCCGCCACCACCGGTGAAGCTCTCAACCACACGGTCGCAGAACATACCCATCAGACATTCCTCCTGTAGATCCCGCCATCATGGGCAAAGCCTAGGCGCCGCAACATCCTTCCCGTCCTCTCTACCATAATCCCGGACGAAACCCCAACAGATACTTGACAGCAGCCCATTTCCCTGCCCCACGCCTCATACGCGCGCAGCAACCCACGCCCGAGCAACATCCCGCGCCGATCCGGCTTGACATAGAACACCACGTCGAAACCGAACAACTCCCGCGAAAACCAGTTCTCGGCGCACGCAACCAGCAACACACCAGCCACCTCGCCGCCGACCTCCCCGACAAAACCTGTCAGGTTCCACAACCCGGCGCAGTGACTGTCTACCTGCCGCTCAACCTTGTCCCAGCACAACTCAACACGCGAATACACACCCTCACGGTGCAGATCCCGCAACATGCCCAAGACAACCGGGCGATCTGTAGCTTCAAAGCGACGTATCATGCCGCGAACGGATCATAGTCCATGATCGCCTTCTGCTGAGGAACCTTGCCCGCACCGCCACCCTCTCTCAAACCCACCGCCAGATACCGGAACGCATCCGCCGCATGGCTCGACCAGTCATGCACCGGGCTGGCACGGAAGCTGCGCGTCCGCTCATTGTACGCCCGGTGATACTGCCGCAACGCCTCCAGCCCCGCCTTGCACGCCTCACGGTCAATCCAGATCCGAGGCAACAGCATCTGCGCCGCGTGTATCCCGTCCTCCAACGGCAGGTTCGGCACCACGCGGAAGTTCAGGCCCAAATCCCACGCAACCTCGCGCCGACTCTTCCCCGACCCCAGCTCGCGGACCTCGATGTCATGCGGCGCGTTGTGCGTCCCGTAGAGATACCGCCGCTCCGTCAGCACCTTGCAGTAATGCGGCAACCCCTCGCCACGAGCCTCGTAGAAGTCGATCACATGCAGCGAACGGCCCACGCTCTGCGTAAACCAGATCGCCGTGCTATCACCTACACCCAGATCCCACCATGTATCTACCCGGAAGCTCGGGTCATACGGAACCTTCGTCACGCGCCCCGCCGCCGTCAGCTCCTCCAACTCCTTGCCGTAGATCGCACCCGGAATATTGGCCGCCCACGAACACTCGAACTCCTGCGCATACTGGTCCGGCGTCATCATCCGACGCGCAGCCTCCAGTTCCTCCTCCGGCAAGATCCCCGTCTCGCTCGCCCGGTAAACCGCCGCCAGCCAGTCCTCGTCCCCCGTGGCCTGCTCATACAGGTCGTAGAACATGTTCTGACCCTTGGGCGTCCCGACGAAAATGCACCAACCGCCGCGATCCGACAGCGCAGGCCGGATGACCTCGGGGAACACACTCTCCGGCATGTCCGCAACCTCGTCCATCACGCAGCCGTCGAGATAGATACCCCGCAAGCTATCCGGGTTCTCCGCACCCAGCAGGCTGATCCGCGCCCCGTTCGGCAAATCACAGCGCAACTCCGTCTCGTGGAACTTCACACCCGGCACCGCACCCGCGAACTGCTTGAGATAGTCCCACGCCACGTTCTTCGCCTGCCGATACGTCGGGGCCATATACGCAAACCGGGGATTGCTCTTGGCGCACATGAACGCATCGCGCAGAATGTGGTTGATCGCCCACACCGTCTTGCCAAACCGCCGATGACAGACAACCACGCCCCAGCGCCGCTTCGCCATCTCGTTGTGCAGCCGCAACTGCAACGGACGCGGAGCATACGGGATCACAACCTGCATCAGTGAATCACCCGGTTGACCACCTTCATCACGCCCATCTGCTCCAGAAGCGTCTCGTAGATGTCCAAGATAAGCAACGCAATCTCCAGCGCCTCGTCCAAATCATCGCGCTCAATGGCGTCCTCAAGGTCGCCCTGCATCGCCTGCAACTGCTCGCTCAAGCTCACTCCGCAGCCCTTACTTCAACCTCGCCACCAGCCCAGCTAATCGTCATAGCCTGATGCTGCGGCTTGTCACTCTGACGATCCCGTATCCCATTGGGCGACAAAACGCCCTTCGTCCAGCGGATCGTGTCAATCTCCAGCTTGCGACGCTGCATCTCAGCATTGAGCCATCGCGCATCCATCGGCTTGCCATCCGCATCATGCGTCGGCAACGGAGCACTCGCCAGCATCGTAGCGCGGTCAGCAAGATACTCAGCCTGCCGAACACGCCCGTGCCGGTAGATCTCGTACATCTCCTCGCTCGAACCAACCGCACGCATCACCGTGCTGTAGTCCGGCATCTCAGGCTCGCCGAGGATCTCAAGCAAGTTGCGGCCAATCGCCATCTCATCCGAGATGTAGCGCATCAACTGCACCGTCATCCGAACGCCCTTGCGAGGACGCATCGCAGGCAGCGAATAATCGGGACCAGCAGCCTTGCCTTGCGAAACACGCTTTGTGGGCATGGGGCACCTCCTGCGAGCAAGATAGGGGAAGTCGGGTCGCAATGGAAGCGGGACGGGACAGGACAGGGACAGGCTGTGAGGCAGACACTCTCCCACGAGGGTATATTACGCAGCTACAGCCGCACGGGTGTTTCGCGGGGGGTGGGGGTGGCGGGGTGCCGAAATCGGGGCCGATCCGCGCTGGAATCCGATAACGTGCATTATTTTACGTCCGGCCCTAGCAATAACAATGGGTTACGCGATATGCGGGCAGCGCATGGCCGGAGAGGTAGCCGGATACCGCAGACGACGGGCCAGCAATGCAGGCAGTGCATCGGTCCGGGCCTCGCGCGCGGAAGGGTAGCGGCTGTGTGTTGCGCCGGACGCCATTCCCCCACCCCTGCGACTTCATCTCCCCTGCATCTCCCGTTCACCTCCCCTTCATCTCCCTGCCCACCCACCCATCCCGCAACAACCTGGCCTCACGCAATGTTTCAGCCGCTGCAACAATTCGTGATCGGCCCTGCCTCTCGGCATGCCTTGACACCTACTGTCACGCATTGCATATCTAGGACCGAGGCCACAACGGCCCACACACTGCACACAGGAGACACACAATGACCACCGACACCGCAGACATCCACAGCACCATCACCGATGCCATCGTATCCGCCATAGAAGCTGGAGTCGGCGAGTGGCAAATGCCTTGGCACAAGTCTGGCAACGGGCTGCACCGCCCGGTCAACATCGACACCGGCAAGCGTTATCGTGGCGTCAACATCCTCAGCCTTTGGGCGTCATCGCAGCGCAACGGCTTTACGTCCGGCACTTGGGGCACTTACAAGCAATGGCAAGCGCGCGGCGCTCAGGTTCGCAAGGGCATGAAGGGCACGCCCGTCGTGTTCTATAAGACATTTGAAGTTGAGACGCAGACAGACGCAGGAGACGCAGAAACAAGCACGCGCATGGTTGCCCGTGGTAGCTATGTGTTTAACGCGGATCAAGTTGACGGATACACCGCTCCGCCTGTTGAGGCCACGTCTGATCCCGTGTCATTCATCGACACCGCAGAGGCTTTCATCCGCGACACTGGTGCGACAATCCGCTTCGGCGGGAACGCTTACTACAGCCCCACGGGCGATTTCGTGAATATGCCCCACCCGCACGAGTTCATCGGCACCGCCACAAGCACCGCCGGTGAGTGCTACTATTCGACAATCCTGCACGAACTTGCACACTGGACCAGCCCCGCGAAGCGGTGCGATAGGCAACTGGGCAAGCGTTTCGGCGATGCCGCGTATGCGATGGAAGAGCTTGTGGCAGAGCTTGCAGCCGCGTTCCTCTGCGCTGATCTTGGCATCACTTCATCGCCGCGACCAGACCATGCGTCCTACATCCAGTCATGGTTGCGCGTGCTGAAAGCTGACAAGAAAGCAATATTCACCGCCGCGAGCGCAGCATCCAAGGCGTGCGATTATCTCGACTCGCTGCAATCCGACACCACAGAAGACGCCGCAGAAGCGGCATAACCACCACACACACAGGAGACACACCATGCACCACGTCCACGACGCCATCGAGGCCGCTCTGTTTCTGCTCTTCTGCGTGATCGTCTTCGGCGTGATCTACCCGCTCTGACGCACCACCGCACCACACTCGCTGAGAGGGGCCGCTGAGGCCCCTCTTTCATTTCCGCACCCACCCTAGCGGACCACCCCGACCCCGGCCTGCTCCGGCGCTCCTAGCGCCTCTGAGAGGCATCGTATCCCAGCGCCCTCGCTTCATCCGCCCAGATGTCGCCCGGCTCCACCCTCTTGAGCCTCGCCAGCACCTCGACGTGGTGCTCGAACTCTGCCGCGAACATCGGCTCCACCAGCGCCTTTCTGGTATCCTCCGCTCCAGTAGCGAAACCGCGCCACCGCGCTTCCCGCAGCGATCCGATCACGCCCCGCTCGATCAATGCCCTTGTGGTCTCCGGCGTATTGCTGCTTGGGAATGGCGTCCGATGCTCGGCGTACCACTGCGCCGCCAATTCGGTGACGTTCTCCACCGCATTGCCAATCGCCGCACGATTGCCCGCTATGCTTTTCGCCGCCGCTTCGATCTCGCTCTGTATCGGCCAGCTATGCGTCTTCATCCGCGAGAGCAGCGCATCCTCGAATTGTTGCCACCACTCCTCCAGCCGATCCCTCGGCGCGTATTTCGCCACCGCCCTGACGAGTGCAGCAACCTCCGCTTTCTGCGCCTCCTCGCTGCTTGCAATTGCCCGTGACGGACTCCGCCTCGACAGTATGCCCATCATCCGCCTCAGCAGATCAGCTTGATGCAGTCCACTCATTCCCCAGCTCCCTTGCTATCTTGTCCAGATCCACCACCGGCTTCTCCAGCCGCACCCGCATCCACGGGATCGGATCCACCACGCCCTCGCGCTGCGCGTCCTCGAATGCCCGGCAGATCGTCATGTCGTCCGTGACCTTGCGCCACTTCCCGATCATGCTCCGAGCCGCCCGCTCCGCTACGCCGCACTCGATCATCCACTTGACCCACCGCCCCCACAGGATGCGCGACAAGTCCTCGACCGGCTCCTCCACCACCTCCTCGACAGCCACCGAAACCGGCTCGACCGCAGCCTCGCTGCCGATCACGTTAGTGATCGGAATATCTAGCTCTATATCTGGTTCTAGATGGTAGAGCTTTGCTACCGTTTTGCTACTAGGTTTGCTAGGGTCGATTTCGCGTGCTTTCAATGCCTTAGCCTTACCCCCCCTCGAACCGCTCTCTTTCCGAGCGTGACAGGTCCGCGTTGCCTTGTCGTGTTCGCGCAGCAGTCTCGGCTGTGTGTAGCGCCCTCCTTTGGCGATGAAGAACTCCCCCAGCACGGGCTTTGCGTGACGCTCGAACTGGTCCTCGGTGATGCGTAGCATTCGCGCGATCCATGCCGGATCAGCCGGGATGGAGCACCCCGGAGTCCGCCAGCAGAGTCGCAGAAGCCGCATGTAGATCCCGTCCTCCTCGATGGTGAGGTGGGCTGTGTCGGCTTCGTAGTCTGTGACGTAGAGCGGCAGGAACGGCATACTCATGGCTGCTCTGGCAGGTCTGGCCGCACCGACAGGCGATAGGTGTTGCTGTGGTCCCACTGCATGATGCGCGTGATGTCGCCTCTGCCGTGCCCTTCCTTCATGGCCCGCTTGATGAAGCGTTGCCGCCATAGCGTGACCGCGTACTCCCGCCTGCCTGTCCCTCTGATCCGCAGCCCTGCGTCTGCTTCGATCTGTGCCAGCATCTCCTCCAGTGTCATCCTCTCAGCTCCTTGTCACGTGCCAGCGCCTTCTCCGCGATGTCCTTCACCGCCTTCTCGTTCGTCCGTTGCGCTATGATCGTCATCCACCAGTAAAAAGCCTTGAGCCGTGCTTCCAGCTCCGCGATGTCCCGCTCTTTCAGATCGCTTTCCATAGCCTTATCACCGCTTTCTTTGCGCCGAGGCGCGTGCTGACCAACCCTAATCCTGCGAGCCTGTGAAGCGCGTGTCGCGCTGTCTCCCTGCCCATGCCTGTAGCGATTGCCACTTGCTCGTATCTCACCTCTTCCGGGGCGATGGATCGCAGATATTCAAGGCATGTATCGTCTGGCCTCTGCCCCGGCTTGGTGAATATCTTGACCGCGCGCTCCTGTAACTCGACCATCTTGCTCATGTCAGGTATCCGGGCGATATGCCCTTCCTTGACTGCCCGAGCCAGCATCAGCCGACCGAGCATCTCCTCCTGCTCTGGTGTCATATGTCCTCCCACGGGTTCCATGCGGTATCGCCGAGGACTTCACCCAGCTTGCGAACCCGGTCTGCCGTTGTGATGAAGGCCGTCTGGTTGAACTCAGGGTCCACAGCCATCAGTCTGTTCGCCGCTCGCTCCCACAATCGCTGCCATTTGCGAGCCTCATCCTTCCAGAATTGCGCCTGTCGCGCCTGCTCTTGAAGCTGGATGCGGAGGTCGTCGGTCATGGCTGCTCTCCTGTCGGTTCTGCGAAGATGGTGCGCAAACGATCAAGGCTTGCGTTATAATCCGCCAACATCTGGTTAAACATTTTGTCGCTGGGCGCGGCCTTTTTCCCGCCTCGTTGCAACAAGGAAATTGCTGCGCTGAGTGAAGCCGCAACATCCACTCCTGCCTCCACCGCCCTCTTTAAATCACCCCGCAGCCTCTCGATCTCGGCGGCTTGGGCTTCATTTGCCGCAACAAGTTGCTTGATGCGGTCGGCTGTTTCTTCAGCACTCATCATCTTCTCTGCTTCCATGTCAGCCAGCAGGTAAGCCTCAGTCCAGTTCATCTTTACACATCCTCTTTGTAGTAGCTAACTACACCATCCACGATCTCGCGGCGGATTACGGCGATGCGAGATTCGTTAGCCCCTTTGTCTGCCTCAGCCCTTGATGGATGCCACCAACCATTGAATCCATATTCATAATCATTGGCCCAATGCACCTGTTTCACAGGCTCGGGCTTGATGCGGAGGATGTAACGGAACTCTTCAAATGGCGATACCCATTCTCCCTTTTTGCGGGTGGGTCTCCATGTTTCGCCATCCCACACTTCGATAATCTTCCCATAATGGAAAGCCACCAGCAGCCTGCCCTTTTCA